GGAAGATAATTCCAACACGGATGCCATAAGGCAGCGTGAATTATATTTACATCAATTAAATAAAAATTAGTATGAAAAAATCTGATGAATTGAGGCAGAAAAGAGCTGAAGTGTTGGACCAGATGACAGCACTTCACCGTTCTGCCGGTGGTAATGAATTTACCGAAGAAATGTCTAACAAGTGGGATGAGTTAAGCAAAAGAGCGGAAGATTTAAACAAATCAATCGAAAGAGAATCTTTTATTGAAGCGGAAGACTTGAGAAAGGCAAACGAGGAAGCCAAAAGAAAGGCTAACGAAGACGCGAGAAGAAGCGTAAGCAAAAAGACCGAAGAAGAAAAGGTTTCTACCGAATTTAGATTGACCGGTAAGGATGGCGCGATCACTCAATTAGTTGAAAGGGGAAGATTGGAAGGAGTTGCTGCGGAAATGCACCAAGAAGGTGTTCACGAAGCGCGACAGGCTGGTGTTTCTCCTAATGGTAACTTGACAGTTCCTAAAATGTTAATGAGAACTCCAGGAACAAAAAGGGATATGACTGCCGGAACAACTACTCAAGGTGGATTTACAATTCAAACTGAAGTAGGCGATTTGATTCCGTTTCTTGATCCAAGATTGGTAACTGAATCTTTAGGAGCAACTTACCTTACCGGATTAACGTCAAACATTGATTTCCCAAGAAACGATGCTGCTGCTACTGCCGTTTGGGAGGGAGAAAATGACATCAATGCGGAAACAAGTCCGACATTTGACCGAATCCAAATGAGTCCTAACAGATTAGGAGCATTCACCGATATTAGTAAGCAATTAATGGTTCAATCTACCATTGATGTTGAAAATATGGTAAGAAACCGTTTGAGCGTTGCGATTGCAAACGCATTGGATACTGCTGCGATTAATGGTTCTGGATCAAGCAACCAACCAACCGGTATTTTGAACACAAGCGGAATCGGAGATGTAGCCGGTGGAACTGATGGGGCAAATCCATCGTTTGCAAACATAATTGAATTGGAAACGGATGTAGCTTCTGCCAATGCTGATTTTGGTAACTTGGCTTACTTGACTACTCCTGGCGTTCGAGGTTACTTGAAAACTGCTGAAAAGGCAAACAATACTGCTCAATTTATTTTCGTTGATGGCGCACAAGCTGGAGAAGGACAATTAAATGGATATAGAGCAAGAGTTTCTACTTTAGTACCTTCTGACTTAACAAAAGGAAATGGTTCAAGCCTTCACGCGATTATTTTCGGTAACTGGTCTGAATTATTAATCGGACAATGGGCTGGAATTGACTTGGTAGTTGATCCTTATACATCAGCTAAAAACGCCTTGGTTACATTAGTAGTAAATTCTTGGTGGGATATTGCAGTAAGACACGCTGCTTCTTTCTCCGCTATGAAGGATGCTTCCGTAGTACAAGGTATATAATTTAACAAATCCTAAAATGGAAAATAAAATGAATAAATTTATGTTAGTAGGTGGTGCAGTCATTTTGGCTGCATCCCTAATCTTCACGGCTGCAAGGAACTCCGAGTTCGATGCCGGATATGAGATTTATAGAACAACAGCAAGTGATACTATCACAGATAGCGAAGCGGATACAATTACAATTAGTCCGTATTTGTATAGCTTTTGGAAGTACAATCATACTGTTAAAGGTGTTCAAGAATCAGGTACTATTGATTTAACCTTGACTGTTCAAGAATCTAACGCATTGAGCGGAGATGAGTGGTACACGGTTGCAACTGATTCAGTTGACGCAGATGGCGAGATTACTCCAATGACCGGTGATGTGTATGGAGTTAGGCAGAGAATTATCATTACGGGTGCTGGTACTCAATCTGCTGTTTACACGCATAGAATCACTTTGAAAAAACCTTATTAATATGGCAGATTTGGTAAAAGTAAAATTTATCAAGTCGCCAACAGGCAAGTTCAGGATGGCTTACAACGCTGGTCATTCTGGACTTGTTCATAAGGAATTGGCAGATAAATTAATTAAAGAAGGCTACGCAGTTTTGGTGGATGCGCCCACAAAAAAGGTTGAAACCAAAACTTCAACGGAAGCGGAATTGGCAACAACACAAGCAAAGAAAAGAACAACTCGTAAAACTAAATAATGGGTTACTTTAAGGTATTATCGGGTCCATCTACACCAATACTCACTACAAGTGAGGCAAACAACTATTTAAAATTAGACACATCCGCAGATGATACGCTTATTGACGATCTTATATTGGCTGCTACGAATTTTTGTGAGCAATACCTGGGTCAAAAATTTATTACGCAAACTGTTTCAGAAGTTTTTGACAAAGTTCCAAAAGCAAAAATAACCGATTTGTTTCCGACCTTGTATTTGACTGCGCATCCGGTTCAATCGGTTACATCCATTGTTTACACGGATACAAGCGAAGTGGAACAGACTTGGAGTAGTTCTTTATACAAAGTGGATTTACACCGAAAGGCTGCACGAATCACACCAGCATACGGAGAAGTATTTCCTGATATTTTAGCCGAAATCAATTCGCTTACGGTCACTTATGTAGTCGGTTACGGAGATGCAGCTTCGGATGTTCCGGCTGCGATTCGACAAGCAATTAGATTGGTTTTGTCGGATATGTATCACAACCGTAGCGATTACGCAAAGGAGAAATACTCGGCTTCGCAATCTTTACTTGATAGATTGAATTATAACTTATTCGTTGGAATATGATTTGGAAAAAGAACGAGGTTTTGGGTCGAATGAATGAACGGATTGTTATTGAATCCGTAACCGAAACTCGTTCTGCTTCTGGACAAGTAAACAAATCTTGGTCCATATTTGCTACGGTTTGGGCTGCGGTCGAGTATAAACGAGTGGGTACGGACGAGAAAGAAATGGTTGCAAGGGAAACCGCAATCGGAAATGTAGAGTTTACGGTTAGATACCGTACAGATTTAAACGAGAAAATGCGGATTAGTTTCGATTCAAAGGTATTCGATATTGAGCGGATATTGCCGGAACAAGAAAAGCAATTTATGGTGTTGGAAGCTAAAACAAGGAACTGATGGGATTGTATAAGAGAATGTTAGGGTCAAGTAATTTTAGGGTAGGTTCGTATAGGTCAACGAGTTCTCGTGGTAGTTCTTCAAGATATAATAATTCACAAAGAAGTCCTATTGAATTATCCGAAGCAGATTTAAGGCAATTTAATGCCGATATAGTTAAGTTGCTAAAACAAGTAAAGGATAAAAAAGCAATAGCAAATATAATATATCCAGCTTCCGAGATAGTTAGAGATCGAGCCAAACAATTAACTCCGGTTGCTCAACCAAGAAAACGACAAAAAGGATTTAGAAGGGAATTTAGTCCGAAACGATTGCGACCGGATGTTTTATATTTTTACAAAAAGGAAGGTGCAAGGAAAGCTGGTAAAGGGAAAGGTAAGATTAGATATAAATTTGGATTAGGAAACATTAAGAGTTCTATTCAAGTAATTTCAAAAGAGAAAGGATATAGAACTCCGATTGGTATAATTGGACCAATGTTCACAAAATTAAAAAGTGTAGTAAATCCAAATGATAAAAGGTTCAACGGTTGGTATGCACATATGATTTTTGGAGGAGCTAAACAATTTGGAGAGAAGGTTACATATAGGGCATTAAGAGATTCTAAAACATTAATATTTAATCAGATTAGCGCGGAAGTAAACAAATATTTAAATAGAACAAAAACTAATCTACGAAAGGTAAGTTAATGACAACAAATGAAATTGGTAAGGCGATTTATGGATTACTTAACGGAGCAAGTTCTGTTACTAATATTGTTGGCAGTCGTATTTATCCTGTTTCTGTACCACAATTTGCAGATTTCCCTTTCGTGGTATATACGACAACGGATACAGAGCCGTCTATGACAAAGGATGGAAGTTCGCCTTTGGATGTAATCACGGTTCAAATTGATATGTACGCTAATGATTTTGACACGAACGCGACATTAGCCGGGGCGATACGATCAACTTTAGATTTTTACACCGGAACTATAAACGGACAAGCGATACAAAGAATAACAATGACGAATAGTAGCGATGGAGATTACAACGCGGAATTGGAGGTTTTCTATTCGACTCAAGATTATCAAATCAGACTAAAACGTGAAAGATAATGGAAGTTTTATTTTTACAAGACTGGTTAAATCCGGCAACAAATAAAATCATATATAAAGGCAGAAGAGTACACATTATGAAGAAAAAGGCATTGGAGTTAATTGCGGATGGGATTGCACAAGAAGTATTACCATTTGGGGTTGAGCAAGTGATTGAAGCCGAAACAAAAAAGGAAAAAAAGAAAAATCGAAAAAGAATATTTTAAAACTTAAAATTCATAGAAAATGGCAGTAAATGACATAATTAATGGAACAGACCTTCGCATATATAAGGATGGCACAACCGCCATTGGCGAAGCGACAACGGCTACTTTATCAGTTACAAGGGAAATGCGAAACATCCTTACAAAGGATTCTCCAAGTTCCGGGTGGGTTTCAAATAAACCTGGACAAAAATCGGCTACATTAACCGTAGAGGCATTGTATAGCGAAACATCCGATAACGTACAACCAGATGTTTTATTCGATGCGCTCGATAACGGAACTGTTTTGGCTTTAACTTTAACCGAGAATACATCCGGTTACAACTTCTATTCCTTTAGCGCATATTGTACTTCTTGGGAAGTGAATACTCCGGTTGAAGATAACTCTTCCGTGTCCGCAACATTTACGATTTCTGGAGCGGTTTATCGCGGAACAAACGCTTAATTAAATGAACACACCACAAACACGGATTAACAATGGTTAGATTTACTAAAATAAACAATAAGGAAGTGCCTGTTTCATTCGGGAATGCGACTCTGATTCGCTTCGAAGAAGAAACGGGCATTTCTATTTTAACTCTTGGACAAAGTCCTTTGAATTACAAGGATTCATTGAAATTAATATTCGAAGGATTGAGAGATGGACATAGAAAGGAAAAGATAGAGTTTAAATGGACCTTTGAAGATATGTGCGATGAATTGGATGAAGATATGGATGCAATTACACGAATTATGAATCTATTCGCCAATTCAATGCCGACTGAAGAAAAAAAAACGAAAACGAGTCGAACGAAAGCGCATCTGACTCAAACAAAATAACCACTTGGAATCAAATACGAGAAATCGCTATTGGGCAAATGGGAATGAGCAACCAAGATTTTTTAGATTCAGATTTTGTTGTGGTTATGGACGCAATCAAAGGTTTCAATCAAATGAAACAATTAGAGTTCAGAAGCCAATGGGAGCAAACAAGATGGTTGGCAACGATAGGATTGCAACCGTATAGCGGCAAGGGTAAGACAATTAAAATGACGGATCTAATTGTATTTGATTGGGAGAAAGAAGAAAAGCCGGTTAAACGAGAAATGACAGCAGCGCAGAAGGAATATAGAAGAAGAATGGACGAATTTATGAAAAAGCAACACGGTCAAGCATAAGATATGGCAGCAAATCAAATGAACGTATTTCTTAATCTGGACGTTAATAAGTTTAACGCAGCATTAAGAAATGCGCAAAGAAGTATGACCAAGTTCGGTCGCTCAATGCAACGAGTTGGACAAAACTTGACCACATCCGTAACTTTACCCGTTGTTGCAATCGGTGGTAATGCATTAAGGACTGCTGCACAATTCGAATCTGCAATGAATCAAGTTGCAGCCGTATCAGGTGCAACCGGAAAACAATTTCAAGAATTAGAAAACCTTGCAAAGCAATTAGGCGAAACAACTTCTTTTAGCGCAAGTCAAGCTGCGGAAGGTATGTCGTTTCTTGCAATGGCTGGTTTTGAGGTCAATGATATACTTCAATCAATGCCAGGCGTTTTAAATCTTGCAGCAGCGGGGCAAATGGATTTGGCAATGGCTTCGGATATTGCAAGTAATATCTTAACCGGTTTCGGCAAGGATGCAAGTGAAATGGCAAATGCAGTAGATGTACTTGCAAAAACATTTACAAGTTCAAATACAAACCTTGAGCAATTAGGAGAAGCAATGGCTTATGTCGCTCCGGTTGCTAATTCTGCCGGATTACAATTTGAAGAAGTTTCTGCTGCCGTTGGATTACTTGGTAATGCCGGTATTCAAGCATCAATGGCTGGAACTGCATTAAGGGGTTCGATTAGTAGGTTATTAAGTCCAACTGCCGAATCCGAAAAAATATTGAATCGACTTGGTATTACTGCTTTAGATAGCGCTGGAAACCTTTTGCCGCTAAATCAAATTATAGAACAACTCGAAAAAAGTGGTGCTACAACTGCTGACATATTAACCATTTTTGGGGATAGAGCCGGACCAGGTATTTCAGCATTAGTAGATCAAGGTTCGCAATCATTAAGAGAGTTAACAAAGGAATTAGAAAATAGTGGCGGTACGGCTCAAACGATTGCGGATAAACAATTAGAAGGATTAAACGGTGCATTAAAAAGGCTTCAATCAGCATTCGAAGGTTTAATGATAACCATTGCTGATTCTGGATTATTAGATGCAGCAACAAGGTTAATTGAAAAATTAACCGCTTCGGTTAGTAAGTTAGCTGAAAGATGGAGAAAATTATCACCTGAAGTTCAAGAGAATATACTTTTAATGGTTGGAATTGCGGCTGCGGTTGGTCCGTTGTTATTAATATTTGGTAATCTTGTTACAGTTAGCGCAAGTTTAGTTGGCACATTTGCAAACATAACAAAAGGAATTTTAAGTGGTAGTGCTGCGTTTACACGTGTAATTCCAGTTATAGGAACAGTTATTACTTTATTTATAGGAATGTATAAAAATTCCGAAAACTTTAGAAATAGCATTGTTCCTTTAGTTAAATCCATTGGCAATCTTGGTACTGCTTTTATTAAGTTGGTAGATATTATGGTTTCGGCAGTACCCGGATTGAGTGGAATTGCTGATGTTTTTAAAATATTAGGAGATAGTTTCGCGGTCGTTTTAAATGGTTGGACTGATTTATTTAATGGATTAGCTGATTTAGATTTTGGAAAAATTATTACTGGTATTTTAGATTTAAGCGGATTAGGAAATGTAAAGAGAGCAATAATTGACGGCAAAAGTTATGGCGAATCCTATGCTGAAGCCGTTAAATGGGCAATGAGTAATTCATTAAATAAATCTGAAATTGACAAACTTTACGCACCATTCCAACAAGCTCCAATTCCATTTATGCCGGGAGTATCTGCTTTACCAGGTATGTCAAAGCCAACTCCAACGCCTAAAACCGTAACTCCTACTCCTACTGGTAAACCAAAAGGGAAAGAAGAAGAAGAAGCGATTAAAATAAATAAAAAACAAGCCTATTCAACCGGATTAGTTAATACGCAATTACTTAATCAAGTTGAATCAATAAATAAGGTTAAATCGGCTCAAAGTGTATTAAATGAAGAATTTGAAAAAGCAAACGAAAGTTTACACAGAAAAGTAGTTTTACTTACCGAAAACGGACCAATAGAAATTGAACAAGCTAAAATTGATGAAGCAAAAATAAAGAACCAAGAAAGAATTAACGCGCTAAACGAACGCGCTCAAACATTATTACAAGGTGTTGCAAGTATA